AAAAGCATCGGCAATCGGTGTGCCGCCTAATATCGCTGCACCTGCTAGTGCATCACCAAATCTTTGATTGTTTTGTACAAAACCACCAATGTTACTCAATGCACCACCAATACCACGAGCAAAACCACCTTGGTTGGGGTTTGGTGTCATTGTATTAGCTAAACCAAATGGGTTTGTTGACAGAGCATTACCACCGCCACCCATGCCAAAAGATGGTAAATTACCACCTGGTAAATTAACACCTGGTGTATTACCACCGCCACCCATGCCAAAAGATGGTAAATTACCACCTGATAAATTACCCATGATCCCAGGTTGACTATTCATCGTATTACGAAAATTCTGTGACTTAATAAAACTGGTAAGATCCATATTAATATCCTGTTATGTTTATGTTTGTGTTTGGAAACCCTGCTGCTTGATCTCTTAGACCTTGCAGACTATTTTGATAATCTAAAAACTGTCGGTATGAGAAGTCTTGTAATGGTACAACCGATGACCCTACAGTACCTGGTGTATAACCAAGTAGATTCGCACTTGCGTTATTAATAATTGCATCATTACCTAATGTATATTGTATTGGGTTTTCTAATGTTGCAGGTGCTAAATTACGATTAATGTCTGCGTTAAAACCACCTAATAAACCTGACTCGTTTAACTCTGCTAACAGTTGGTCTGATACATCTGTGCTACCTAAAAAATTACTGTATTCTAGTGGCGATACACCTAACCTAAAATCAATATCTTGTGGTGTACGTGTTGTATAATCGCTGCCAACATTTGCATTAGCTAGTAGACTCAAATCAACTGCTGTTGGAAATACATTTAATTGATTTGGGTTAGGTTGTGGTAATGTTTGATATTGGCTACCGATATTGGCATCGCCTAGTATATCGAGTAAACCTGTTGACATACGTTGTCTTTCAACTGTTGATGGTCGTGTGCCGCCACCAAACGACTGTACACCTGTTTGTATTCTCTCTGTACCTACAGGTTGTGAAAATACACTTGGTATGCTGCCACCACCTGCCATTGTAAATGGCTCACTAAATGACCTGCCACCAAATCTTACATCATCAACTAATTCTTGCGGTGTTGGTTTACGAGAGGTTATGTAACGTGTCAAATCATTAGGTTTATCCATTGGTACACCGAACGTGCTTTGTCGAACTAAATTATTAGGTTTATCTTTCGGTATTGGGAAAGTTTCAGTAGGCTCTTTATTGCCACGTAATAAATTATATAGGTTGTAACCTGTGCCAATTACATTCAATGGAAATGGTAATATAGGTGATATCTTTGCGAGATTATTAACTAAATTATTCCCACGATCACTTGATAGTAAACCACCAATATTTGATGTTGCATTATTTAGACCGCTTAACAGTCCACCTGAGTTATTGCCTCTATCTGTAGCAGCTTTTATTTCATTATCTATTCTTGTATCTCTGTCTTTAAAAAACTGCGTTGCTCTTTTAGATTGCTCACTTTTGGGATTTTTTTTAATGTCAGCTTTTGAAAACTTCTCTGTCCCAACAACTACTCGTCTGCCAGGTCTTTTTGGGTCATCTGCATATACTTTTCTAAAGACTAATGATGACCTTTTTCTTCTTCTTAGTTTTTCTTTATCACGTCTTGTTAATGCCATATTTACATCCTTATACTACAGGTGCTGCAGGAAATAATAGTGACCTCGCTAATAGTCCTGCACCCAATAAAGCATTACCAGGTGGTGCAGATGCAGCAGTTTGTACTGTTGATGATCCTTGTGGTACGTTACCTGCACCTGCTGACGATAGGAGGGCATTAAGTCTTGCTGCCTCTGCAGCATTTTGTTCTGCAATCTGTTGTTGACTTGCCATTAATGCTCTCTCATCTTGTACACGTTGCAAGTCACCTGCTGTGCCAATAGCACCAAGCTGTTGTAGGGCTAAGTCTTGTGCCGTTGGCAACATACCTGCAATACCTGCTTGGAAACTAGCTTGTCCTCTTTCGGCATCGATAATTTGACCTGCTAATTGTTGTCTACGTTGTGCCTCTAAATTCTCTTGCTGTTGCAGTAGAGGTGCAATAGATGTGCCTATGCCACGACCAAGTGCAGATCCAAATGCNTCAGAGCCTAAACGACCTGCCATTGAATATTGTGATGTTAAATTATTAACAACATCAGATGTTCTATCTTGGATAACTCGGTCTAAGAACTGACCACCCATGTCTCGATTAAGTTCGTCACGTAGTAAGTTTGGATTGCCAATATCAGCACCTAACAAGCTATTAATAGTATTTTGGTATTGCTGTACACCTGCATCAGTAAAATTACCAAGACCTTGTATCTGTGCTGTTTCGAAAGGATTCATTTCTGCAAATCTTTGACCTTGATAAACTTGTGGGTCAAAATTTGTCGCTGCATCAAAAACTTGTTCTTGATTTTGTATGACACTATCAGGAATATTATAAGTTGTTGTTGAAGTTGCAGGTCTGCTACTGCCTTTACTCATTATTAAGCCTCTTTTCATATTGTATATGTTGGGTCTTCCAACCATACTTATTAAGATATTTTGCCCATGCCTTACGACCATATCCCTCGATATGTGAGCATTTATTTGTTTTCCCTAGTTCTTCGAACACAGGCATTACGATTGGTAGCCAATCTTTCATGCGTGTACCTGCTACAAAATCAATGCATAGTGCATTGGTTTTTGGGTATTGTGAAATACGTGTGGTCAATACTGCTTGTATGTATTGCGTATCTTTTCTTTGTTCGGTAACAATCCATATTAAGTATCGACCTTCTTTTGCATCAGCTAATATGTTTTTTGTATCAATTCTGTCAGGTGTTAAACCGACTGCCTTAATAATGATTGGCTCAACATATTGCCACATATTGTCTAAATGCTCTTTTGGTATTGGTACAAACTGCATTCCCTTAACTCCTCTTAACCTGTTACTGTATAAATATAAGTCCTATCGCTTTGGCTATTATTGGCATGAGTAATAGTAAAGCTGCTATCGGCTCGTGCTGATATGTATATTGTTCCTGCACCTATTTCAGCAGATGCGTTTGCTGTTGTTGGCGAATATAGTATGACACTATCTTGACCAACCCTTGTATCGGTAACAGCGGTTGACGCTGCACTTGCTGTTAGAGTAAAAATGCCTGTCGCGTTATGTTTCCCATCGATTAGCAAATTTACTGCCTGTGCAACATCCCTGGCACTACCGCCTTGTGGTGGTAGCTTTCTGTACGCAAAATCGACCATTAACGTCTGCCAAGTGGTTTCGCATCAACATCAACGCCAAGTGCATATCGAAAGTCGCCTGTGGTTTCTACTTTTACTCGATGATAACGACCACTTGATCGCACATTACATAAATTATCACTATTTAAACTAGAGGCAGNNGTAAATGTNGNNNCATCAATTTGTTTACTTCTGCTGCCAACTGATACTGATAATGTAGGTTGCACACTTGGGTTTTTTGCCGTTACATAAGGTGTTATAGAATTAATAACTGACGACCTCATTGGTGTCACTTCAAACTCTTTTGTCGTAATTGTTGCGGCAAGTGTATCACCTGTAAATGCGTGTATCTTTTTATCTTTTGAGCCACCTAATGTAAAACTATCGCCCTCGTATAGTGCAGAGTCTAAAGACGTTGTCATCGCATCTATACTTGTGTTGATATTATCCAACTGCTCCAATGAATAACCAGGTATTAATATTGTTCCTAATGACTCGTGTGCTAATTCTAACAATGACCATCGACCAAGTGCATAATTGTAAACCATGATTTTATCAGGCTCACCATCTCTGCTATCGTTGGAAACAAATGACCATAAAACATTTTGATTATTAGGATCTATTGCTGCGGTTGTTCGATGATGATGGGCAGGGTTTAAATTATCATAAAAAAAGCGGTCAACTTTTTCTGCACCAATCTGATTTGAACGATTGCCGTCAAATAGACAGAAACCATTTGGCGATAAATAAAACACAGCATTTGAGCCAAGTGATAC